CACTGGCCTCGATTGCGTTTAGCTTGGTGTGGTCCGCATCTGTAAACACATTTGAGTCAGTGGCCGCTTCGACTGCGGCTCTGATCTCAGCGTTTGTTTGGTCTGCCGTTGCACCCGCTTCAATACCATCCAACTTTGTTTTGTCCCCATTAGCAAATGCTCCTTCAGACGGTGGCTGTTGTGCGGTATCTGCTTTTGCACCCTGAGCCGCCGTTGCATAGTCAGATGAACTGAATGCTTTTACCTGTGCTAGGTTTGTAACCTCGTCATCCATCAAAGCACCAGAACTCCTAACGTTGTCCGTATCTGTTACGTCAGCGTTGTCTTCAATACCTGAAAGCTTAGTTGTGTTTGACGATATATTAGAGTTTGCGGTGTTAATGTTCGCGGTATTCGCTCCGATTGCGTTAGCGTTCGCTGCATCACCGAATTGACGCTGAGTAATCTCGTTGCTTAGGCTAGACTCAACAGAAGCCAGTCCAGGCACAGCGGCAAAAGAAATGCTGCCGCTCCCGTCAGTAACAAAAACCTGATTGGCAGAACCATCGCTAGCGGGAAGCGTATAGGCAGAGGGTACACCAGCCCCGTCTGCCCCAGCAGGGCCCTTATCGCCTTTGATGCCTTTTTCAGTAACTGTTAGTGAAGTTGAGGCAGGAGCTGTAACTGTTACTGAAGTGCTACCCGATGCTGCTGTAACTGTTATAGCCATATTACCTAGAGATATCTTCGTTTACAGTAAATGAACCTCTGAGAATAGTTGTGACAACACCATCTACTTCTTGCTGAATATCGTAACTAAAGATACCCACAGGTAGATTTGCCATCGTATCAGCAGATGCAGCAACCTTTACAGTACTCAATTTAGCTTTTTGCTCTTCACTAAGTTGTTTGGCATCTGCTTGAGAAGTAGACAAATTGCTAGATGCAATAACCTCTCTTTTAAAGACTCCAGACCGAGTTCTTTGGGCAGATGTTTTTACATCCATCGAAAACTTATACCCCAAAGTAGACAGCTGTAAAGCTGTGCCGCTAGAGTCTTTTAAAGTCAACGTAAGAGAAAACGTATCGCCCCTTCTACAAGTGATATCTAATTGTTCTGCTACATCTAAGTTTACGCTACTTGCCATATCAACCTAATAGTGTGTTTGTAATATCTGTTGGTATATCAGAGCCCTCTGCTATTTCACCTCTCTTGCCCTGGCGTTGAGATATAAGCTTACTCTGCTTCTCCGCCTGCTTATCTATCCTTTCGTCCTTTCTGTTCTCCTTGAGAACTTCGATTTTCTCTTTAAACTCTTGATCGTCAGTCTTGAATCCAAGAGTCGCCTGAGCTTTAATTATCTCAATCTCTTTTCTAAACTGATGTCGTATCTGTTCAAGCTGAGACTCTAACTGAGTTTTAAGCTGCATCTTTTGAGCATCTATCTCTGCCTCCATCTGCATCTCTTGCATCCTAGCTTGAGAAGCAGCTTGAGCAGAAGCCTGAGCTTGCTGAGCCTGGAACTGAGAATTTTGCGCGGCGATCTGTTGCTGAGAAGCGATTCTCTTTTTTCTTCGGATCACAAGCAAACGCTCAGCTTGATTCACGTCCTTTATGTTGCGAATAGCTATAGCATCTTCTATGTCTATTTCTTTTTGCTGCAAAGAAATCTGTATGTTCTGCTCCAAGTATGCTTTGTCTTTGTCTTCCATTTCTTTGACTACTTGCACACCAAAGTTGTACATCGGCAAGTTGCTAAAAGAAGAGAGTACAGACATGTTTTCTTTTCCTATAGCGTTCTCATAAACTCTATAAAGGACAGACTCAGAAGGAAGTATCTGTATGCACTTTACTATGTCTTCGCACACATACTTGAACAACACCATAGAGGCATTAGTGATATCGTATATAGCATTGTTTCCAGCCGCTATAGCTTGCTGTTGAACACCCACAAGTGTATCACCCTTCGGGGTAGAAGCATCCATCATCTCGTTGATTCCCGTGGTGTCACGGATCATTCGGAGATAGTGGTTGTATAAACCAATCAATTCGTTGATGTTTCGAATGCTGTTACCTATCTCTCTGACTGGAGGATTTTGGAAACCACCCTCTGGGTTCTTGCTTCTGTAATAAAAGACACCAGTCTGTTCGTAGATGTCGTGAAGATCCAGAGGTTGCAACTCACCGCCCTTTCCAAGCTGTACGTTTTCTAAGCCCTCGATATCAATGATCAGTCCATCAGGCTTAGCCTTTGCAATAGCTTGCTGCAACTTCAAGTGGGTTAACTGCAACATATCCGCAAAACCCGTGCAACTATCTACCAAAGACTTTGGCATCATGTTGCGGATGTTTGTCGCGACTACAGAATAAGAAAGTCTGCACTTAGATATGTCATGAATATTCTTAGGGATGTTCTTGCTCATCCCATAGTTGAATATCATATCAGCACCACCCAAAATGTAACTACCGCCATATACAGTAGCTACCTCCATTTTGCTAGGCTTTCTTTGAAATACGCTCCCCTGTTTGGCCTCATAGTTGAAACCCTTCATAAAGAAGTTTACGTTTCCGAACCTGTTCTCCTTCTCCTCAAAATGAATGCAGTCAACAGAGATGAATTCAAAATCCAAGATGTTAACCATATACTCATCGTACCCATACTCCTGGCGCATAAGTCGATTGTTGTAAGAGGTCTTGTTTAATGCACTAGAATCATTACCGTACTTCCCACTTACAGTCTTGGCTATCTTTTCAAAGTCGTGCTCTTCCAACTCATGACCAGCCATACGCTTCAGCTCCTGTATAGATACCGTTTTAATATGACCAGCATAAATCAAATCCTGGAAGGTAGGATCTTCTGTGTAGCTATGAATGAACTTGGTCGGGT